CATCGGAGCACTTTAAATCGTTTCTGGTTACCCAACCAGAAAAGTCATACTTTGCTCCCATTTTGAATTCCTCCAATCAACTTATCCTTTTCTCTTTTCCTCGTCTTCTTCCTCGTCCAGTTCATCAAGCTCGTCATACCAATTAGGCCCTTCGTCTTCGGCTTCTTCCTCTTCGGGAGGTGCTTCTTCAGCTTCTTCGTCGTAACCTTCCTCTGGCATTTCCTCTTCAGGAGCAGCCGTCTCGTCAGCACCAACTGTAGTAGGAGCATCAGTAACGAAGTCGTCATCAGGCATGTTCTTGTTGGTCAGCTCGTCGGCACGTTCGCCTTCGGCAGGTTTATAGCCGAGGATAGCTCTGAATTCGTTGGAAGACATGATCTCGTTTCGAGTCATCTTATCGGCCAGATCAGCTAACTGATCGACCGGCGTTAACTTAAACGGATCTCTAAAGAACTTGACTGCTTGTCCCTGCGAGCGCGCAGTCTTGGTTAAAAACTTACGCTGGATCTCGTCAGTAATAGCAGACAGGATAGGTTCTATCGTACGGTTGTAGTAATTCAGCATCGTCTTCTCATCTGCAGTCCCCTCAAACACGTCCTTCGTGATCCCTAATTGCCCGTATAGTGTGTTCATTAGGTACTCAATCTGAGACAGTAGGTTATTCTCCAGAGAGCGATTCAGCTGCGTGATGTGCTCCGTACCATCAGTGTATGCGATTCCGTATTTCGAACCGCTTAACTGCATTTCAATCTCTTTGCGCCTTTGTTCTGCCTGTTGGCGTCTAGCCTCGGTTTTAATGATGTATGGAAGCTGTATGATCATATCGAGCTTGCCAACACCAACCTGCTCGTCGATAGAATCCATAAGAGCCAACTTATGAATTAGGCGCTGTATCGTTGAGTTTGGCTCGTTCATAACCGAGTAAAAAGGATTCTCTACAATGCCCGTAATGGACTTAGGGAACATCACATCTTCCCTCGTTCCCGTCGTGTCATCGTAGATATTGACCAGAACGTGGTCCGGATACCAGGACACAATCTTTCCAACTCGCATGCTTGTAATCCGGTAATTGGATGTCACTCGCGGGTTATGGGTCGCATCGATTGGTACGATGGCAATAACACCTTCATCCATCAATGACATGACCATATCCTGCCGAAAGGCGCGTCCAGTCTGATCTTTATTAGCTTCGACATTTAGGCAATAATTAAGCCCAGAATCGATTGTCTCCACGTATCGCTTGTTTCCATCCAAACGAACATGCTCGATATCGATCTGAGCTGCGTCTACTGCTATTCGATTTAATATTGCCGTGACCATTGACCGGTCGTTAAAATGCCGAGCCTTTATGCGATCGGGACGAAGAACACTACCTCGTCCATAATTCACGCCTGTGGGTTCGCGGCCGCGAAAAGCGTTATAGGCATGCTGCAGCCTATCGAAAAAGCCCATGTCGTTACCTCCAATTTCAACCTTTCTTCTTACTCTTCGCTTCGCGTTCTTTTATTGGGTATCCCAAGAATGTCTTTGGCACCATTTTGATTCTCCTCATGACCTGGCGCGAACCGACCGCAAGATGTTCGTATTCGGCTCACAGTTATCCGTACGAATCAGTTGGAATGGGCCCTTCTCGTGCATGCGGTTCTGATTTAATAGCTTACCATTTGTACAATCACGGAATACGACGCCCTGCTTCTCGACAGACCACATCACCATGCGGCCTCCGAATTGCATCATTCCACGGCAGCCTCGGTTCAGTTTTGAGAGCTTAGCAATCAGTCGATTGTAGTTTGTCTCCTTGGCAACTCTGGCTCCCTTGTACGAGGAGGCAAGAGCTTTGATGTCTCCGGCGTTAGCTTTAAGAGAGGGAGTTACCTCGAAACCTCTACGGCGTAGATCATAGGCAACACAGTTAGTGCTATCATGATCGCTCGCGCCAACAGCCCGCATATCCCGATCGGGATCGTGATCGCCTTTAAGCTTTGGTAATTTACTGACCGAGCCGAAGGATGTGGCGTTATCGGAATCACCAGATTCTTTTTTGCTTCTAGTACTTCCGCCACCTCTACCACTGCCAGAGCCCTTTCCAGAGCCCTTTCCAGAGCCTCCTCCGCCACCTCTACCACCGCCAGAGCCCTTGCTCTTCGACTTGTCGTCTTTGGAGGCCGTAGTCAAGGTTGCTTTTTGTGAGCTCGCTGCTGGCTTCTTTTTCTTGGTAGCATTCTCTTCGGCCTCTTTTCGCTTTTGTGCCCCGGCCTGCTTATTGGCTTCTATCTTAGCCCGAATATCGGAAGACAGCGTGTTGCCTGGCTGGGCCGTCCCTGTCGTTTTAACTTCGCCAAGTGTGCGTGAGGTACCTGGCAAAGATCCCTCGACTTTTCGCGGCAAAGCTTTCGTGACAAACGGCGCGCCTAGCGGTTTACCTGCCAGTTTTCGTTCTTGGAACGCCCTATGCTCATCAAATATACGATTCGCGCTAGTATTACCGGTCGCAATTGTGGCACGATCGGGTGCGGTAACGCCTAATAACCGTCGCGCAGCTTGCTGCCCTTCCTCAACTTTTGAAGGTCGGGTCGGACGTACCACTCGCACTTTTCCGCCCTTACTAGCGGCCGGAGCTGCCACGTCAACACCTACTGTTCCGACTCGCCCGTTCGCTAGCTGGACTTTATCGCCATACTTTGCCTCTCTATGTAAGTAGGCCTGGTAGGCGCCTTGCGAATAGAAATATCGCCATTTTCGTTTCGGGTTACTCGGATCCTTCACGTTGACGCGCGCGATGTATTTATGATTATCTCTTGGCGCTCCAGCATGTTCCAGAATCATGTCCGGTTCGGTGTCGAGCTCAACTCGATGTACACAGTAAGATCCCACCATTTTGAACTCCTCACTCAAACGCATCTTTGTTTACTTTATATGCGACATACGCGTCCATCAAAGCTGACACGTTATCAATCTTCTGCTCGTAGCGTTTCTTGAGCAGCTTACGGTTGCCATTAGTATCTTCTAGCGTGATGCAGTTACCCATCGTATAGCTCATCAGCTCCTCGTCAAAAAACAGCATCCGATCTTCGGAAAGGGTCTTTAACTCGCCAAGCGGAACTGATTCAGTCTTCGCACCCTGAATGACCTTCTCCATGCCGTATGGTCCGTTTTCTCTCTCCCAACGCTCAATGAACTCTCGGGCATTGTACGGGTCGAAGCCAAAGCAACGGACGTCGTAGTCGTACTCCGTGATCATTCGATCTAGATCATCATAGACCGCCATCATGTCAAGAACGGAGCCGTCCAATACGCAGAGGCTTCCCTCCTGTATGAACTGATCGTACTTAAACCTCATAGCGCTAGGAAGCTTACCCAGTGTCCGGCTAGAGATATAGCTGCGTACCTTAATTCCATAGCAGCCGTTATTAAGCGGGAATAGGAACGTGAATGCACAGAAGTCATCGCCCTGAGAAAGGTCAGCCCCAAGAGCGCATGGCATAGACCAATAATCTCGCTTCTTGTGCAGAAGTGTTTCTTCATATGTGAAGAAGTATGTATAACCCTCCATGGGAATGCCGAACCGCTTAGCTAAAATATCGTTTCTAGCAGCCGGGGCCTTCTCCGCTCTCTCCACGTCAAGCTGATAAGTTTCATAACTAACAGTCTTGCCGAGATTGGGATTGGCCTTAACCCACATATCAGGGTTTCCGACCTCGTTAATGTCATCCAGTTTGTAATACCAGATCGACACATGTGGATTAACATATTCGCCCTTGAGAATGTCCATAAGTTCCATCTTAATGGTATCTCCAGAGCTGTTACGAACTGTGCCTTCGGAACTTATTGCTACGATGAGGTAGTCATCTTGCTTAGAAGCACCCTGCTCAATGGCACCGACGACATCTTCACGAATATCGCCAGAAAGCCATTCATCAACAGTGGCAATCTTAGCTCTTAAACCCTGAAGCTTGTCGATACTCATTGGACGAATCTCCAGCAGCGAGCCAGTCAAGAAATTCTCTATGCCCTTTTTGGTAGATGCGAGTTTCTGTCGATTAGCTTTATTGCCGGTTGTGTTTTGAAGAGAGCCGTCGGTTAAGAACTTAAACAACGGTCCTCTAGCTCTTGTGATCGCCGTACGTATCGGGGACATTACCTCGTCAGCCTGCCTCATCGTAGGGGCAGTAGCGATCTGATGCGTTGTAGATGTATCTACATTCAAGAAATATGACTGAATGCACGCACCGTACATGGACTTAGCGGCGCCACGAGCAACTATTAAGTATTGCTTATTTGTAAGACGTTTCTTAACTCGACGTCGCACGTAATGCCCGCCAGGTCCATCAGGATTCGGTTGATAGATGCTCCTTTCGACGAAGTAATACCAGCCAAATATCTCTTCCGCCCACAGCTTGAATGAGTCAAGAAGGATTAAGTCCGATCCGTCCGTGAGCGTCATCTCGTTTTCGCAATATCGAACCCAACCCTCGACGGCCTGGTCATCGTAGTAGATTCCGGGGTTATCGATAAGCTGGTCGATTCTATTCATCTCCATCGAGATTTCTTTATTGACTGGTATTTCCCCTGCTATTACGGCATCACGAAACTGCCCGTAATATATCGGGACTGCCGTATTTGATAGCATAGTTTATGTCCTTTTGTGTTAGGCCTTATAGCCGCGCTTCTTGAGTTCTTCGTCTCGAGAAACGAAATAATTACCTTGACGATCGCTCGGAAAGCTCGGCCACACTCCAGTCAAACAATTGTGATGCGTGCCGCCCGTATTTCTGAACCAAGGCTTCGTCTGGCGTGTACACCTGAACAAGCCCGCCTTGTTCATTATGATCAAATACCATGGCGTTTGAGAACACTGATTTGACTAGCATCCTTTCAGTGGCGTCTTGCCCGTGGCGAACCATGATTTTGGAAAGCTCCGACACTCGTTTTTGCGTCTCTCGGTTAAAACGATCCTTAGCCTTACTAAAGGACCTATTCGCTTTCTCCGTGATTCGTTCAGCGCGTTCCACTTTCCCCGCGTCACGTAATTTCTGCGCCTTCGCTAAGCGTTTATTAAACTTTGATTCCGCTCTAGAAGTGCGGTCATAATCACGGTTGGCTTGCCAAAGCATTTCTCTCGTCTTCGCATAGTCTCGAGATCGGTACTTCCTTATTCCAGCCTCAGTAAGCGAGCCATCTTCGTTCTGGTATCTTCTGACACCCCAGTGCATGCCTTTTATGCCGTGGTGGTATAGTTCATTTGTGTAGATCATTCCTTGCCATCTTTCTGCGCTTTCTGCGCTTTCTGCGCTTTCCTGTACTGCTCCAGCGCCGCACCGTACAAATTCTTGCCGTTAACTCGCGTACCAGAGGCAACAGCGTCTAGGCTATTGGCAGTATCATAAGCGCGAACGACAAGAGCACCAACGCCGACTAAAGCAGTAGGAACTGCCGCAATGGTCGCAATAGTCTCCGCAGCTCTCTTTAGATGGCGTCCGCGATGCTCATTTTCTGCTCGCCCGACACGATTTTCCAACTCGAGTCGCTCTGCTTTCTTTCGCAGTTCGTCATTGGACATTTGATTCATTTTCTTACGGGGGATCTTCGCGTCTTCGGCTCTCTCGCGTTTGGCTTTTCGTTTTCCAGCCTCAGTGAGCGAGCCGTCTTCGTTACGGTATCTTCTGACACCCCAGTGCATGCCTTTTATGCCGTGGTGGTATAGTTCATTTGTGTAGATCATGCCTTGCCATCTTTCTGCGCTTTCCTGTACTGCTCCAGCGCCGCACCGTACAAATTCTTGCCGTCCACGCGTGTTCCAGACTTAACACTGTTTAACGATCCCATCGTATCGTAGGCGCGAACAGCGAGACCCCCGACAGCAACGAGAGCCGTCGGAACCGCCGCTACCGTGTTAATAGTGTCGGACACCCGCTTGATTTTTCCGACACGCGTTTCATGCTCGGCCTTTTTAATGCGGTTCGCTAATTCGAGCCGTTCCGCTCTTCTGGTCAATTCGGCGTTCGTTAGTTCATCTACATTTTTGCTCATTAATTTGGCATCCCGAGACATCTTGCTTGCGGGATTATAGCCTGGCGCCGGCTCGTACTTGTGAATCGGCGCACGCGGATCGTCCGACTTGACTTTACTGACTTTACCAACGTTAAGTACTGTCTTGTCGCTATTGCCGGGTGTATGGTCCCCAGCGTCAATCAATGTCTTACCGCCCTTGCTGAGCAGTTCGTTAATGAGTTTCTGCCCTTGATCGCTTTTAGCAAGCCTTGTAGCACCATAGGCGGCTAGTGCAGTTACTCCAATAGCTGCCCCTATTTTGATCGCACGCTTGGCTTGCGGAGACAGGCCTTTACGAGTTTGAACGCTCTGTCTTTCGCGCCTCTTTCCAATCAACGAACCGCCGTCGTATCTCCTTCTTCCAGCTGAGGTGAGCGAACCATCCTCATTTTGAAACCTTCTGACGCCCCAGCGCATGCCTTTTACGCCGTGGTGGTATAGTTCATTTGTGTATGTTACCATTTCACGTCCATCCCCATACGTTGAAGTGCGTCTGCTCCGGCCTGATAGGCCTTCCGCCTTGCGGCTTCGTTTTTAACACCATCGTAAGCACTCTTTACTTTGTCTGCCACCACCTTGTCGGCGCCCGTGGCTTTTGCGAATCGATACAGACTATATGCCGCTACCGCAGATGTTGCAACTCGAGCGCCATCGCCCATCGTCAAGTGAATGAGTCCTCTCCCAGTCTTAGCCACGGCATTAGCCGCATCTCGCGTGTGGCGCTCGGCACGAGCTTTATCTGCGTGTTTGGCCATATCTTGCTTGCTGAGAGCTTTGTCGAATTCTGCCTTGTACTTGGGATCCTTAGAACGCTCGGCCACTTTGGCCTTGATCAACTTGCGCCTGGTTCCCGCACCTTCACCATAATACATCTTGGCTCTAGCAAATTCTTTAGCGTCTTTCTTGGCCCTGTGCTTCGCCCTGATATCATGACCGAGCTGCGCAGGGGTCCGTCGTACACCCCAGCGCATGCCTTTTACGCCGTGGTGGTATAGTTCATTTGTGTAGATCATTGCGCGGTTCCTCCCGTCAGGCACCTAGAATCTTACGTCCAACCAGCACAGCAGTCGAAACGCGCTTACTGCCCATCGTAGTACGTTTTGCATCCTTTGGTATGACGCTTTCCATGTCGAACACTATGACTGGCGCTGTGGCTTTAAATCCGCCATAAATCGCGTCGTTAGTGTCAAGGCACGCACCGTAACCTTCTTCTTTAAGTTTGTTAAAGAATTTTGCCCTCTGCGTCGCTACGTCTTTCGCCTCTCTGGCGTTTCCGCCACCGTCCGAAGGTATTACGTAGTTAAACATGCGATAGCACTTTTTGATGTCCTGATACGAGGGAACGTAGGTCGAATCCTCGCGCATCTTTTCCAGCACGGCTCGTGACTCGCGGTAGCCACGGAACTTATACTTATCATCCACGAAGTGCTTTTGCATTCGGTCAACATCGGTTACAAAATTGTAAAAGTCGCGATCGTTTTTATAGAGCTCTGCAAAAGCACGCGCGCCCGAATCTTCGCTGGCCACTTTCATGTCAGTTTTTACATTATTATCGATCTTGTACTTAAGACACTTGCCAGTTCCGATCGGTTTGCCGTCGGCGTCATACAAAGTATCATCAATAGGTCGATTGAACAAAGCGTTATATTGATGTTTATCGAGCGTCTTATAAGTGGCATAGAACATATCAACGCCTTGCGTGCGGTCTTTGGCGTATGAGAGGGTAGACAGAGTGTCTTTATCAGCCCGTATCACGCGATCTTCGTGCTGCT